AAGGTTGAAATTCTGATATATCTGCCATAAAAGTTTTTGAATATTTTGATCCACATTTTCCATAAAAAGAAGTTGTAAATAAACGTTGTATTACTTCTACATCATCAGTACCATGATAAACAAAATCAATATTAAAATTAACTTTACAAGCTGTTGTATCTCCTGTATTGTCTCCTGTTTTTTTAACTTTATACATTGCATCAGTAAAAATAGATATTTTTACTATATCAGTTTCAGATCTTTCCATATTTCCTGAAGCAATTTTTGCATATTGAGGTGTATCAAGCTCTAATTTACCTCCTGAAGAAAAATCTTGAGTATAAGATGCTCCTGAAAAATTTACTAACCAGTCTTCTGGTATACTTTGATCCTGAGTTCCATATTTTATTATATGATCAGCTCCTGCAAAATTACTCTGTCCTGTACCTAGATTTTTTAATCTTGTTTCATTAAAAAATATAGAAGAAACTCCATTAACTAAACCATAAATTTCTCCTTCAGAAACAACATCTATTACAGCAGCTTGATGTCTGGCTAATAAAGTATCGCGTGCTTCATAAGCAGTACCTCCGGCACCTTTCTTAGTTCCTATAATTATTGGCTTTCTTTCTTCTTCACTCATACTCGTATCTCTTTATTTAACTTATCTTTTACTAATTCATAATAAGGTGCCCATTCTTTATCAGAAACTTGTAAATAATCAGCAAATTCAATATCATTAATAAATATTCTATGCTCAGAAGTAATTAAAGTATAAACACGTTCTATTTGATCAGTTAAAATACCATACTTACTATTTTCTACTTCTATAAATTGTCCTTCTTCATTAACCCAGTGGGTACCTGAAACTTTAACACCTTTATAATCATAAATTATTTGTGGTAAACCTTGCATTATTGCTTCTACTCTACCACCTTTAGTATAATCATTTAATTTAATTAGAGATATTTCTTTTTCAGTATCATCAGCCATTTTAACCATAGTACCTTTAATAAAGCAGCTAGGGTTTCCTGGCTCAGGTTTCGGGCTGGGCTCACCAGTTACTGGATTAGTTGCTGGTTGTGTACCAGTCCTAACTGTTGTTCTTATTACCTTTACACCTCTGCCTTCTTGTACATCAGAACTAACGCTAGCACTAACTGTAGCACCACCTACTATCATTCTTCCATATAGTACAGGAACAGGAACCCCTTGTTTTGCTGTATTTACAGGACCGTCAAATAAATAACTTTGTTCCTCATTAGTATCGTCCTCTGTAATTGAAGGTGCAAGCATCATAGATACACCACCTGCCATTAAAGCAGCTCCTGCCATTGCAAAGAAATAAGAACCCCCTTGACCAAATAATCCCATATTTGCTGCTCCAAATTGTGCTGCAAAACCTGCTTCAGCCCCGACCGCCCCCATTTGTCCCAATGCACTAAAGCCACCACTTGCAGCAAATAAAAGTAATCCTGCTACAAAATAAAAACCACCACTTTGTTGTTGTTTTGAACCTGCTGGAATTGGAATAAAAGTGAAGTCATCTCTTATTGGTGCGGGAAATCCTATTTCTTCTACCTGTTTTATTCCTTGATCTCCAATTATAATATCATATCCCATACCTGCATTATGCGTATCTAAAAAATGTTTTCTAAAACCTTTTCTTTGAACATCAATAGCACGAATAGCTTCAGCTGGAGATGAAACATTTAAGTTCCATACCTTTCCGAACTTTTCTCCAAGCTCACCTTCTAAATTAATTCTTCTAACAGTATTTTTCATGTCTTAATGTGTGTGTTGTATATTGCCTATAATGTTGTCCATATTGATCTCTGCAGGATAAACGAGATACTAAATGATGTAGTATTCTATTATCTCCGAGATAAATTGCACAATGATTTGATATTGGTGATCTTATATTCATTAATAAAGCATCATGGGGTTTCAAACTTCCGTCTGTTATTCTTTTAAATCCGTTTACTTCATAGTTATCTACATAATAATTTTTTCCTTTTTCCCAAAAATCCCACTCATATCCATTATCTTTATTCCATTGAGGTACTTTAAGTACTATATTACATACTTCTCGATAATAGTCTTCAACTAATGTGAAACAGTCTAATAGCCCATAAATGAATTGTCTGCCAATGAGTCCTGGTTTTTTATTTGCGGAAATTACTTCATGCCATTGTACTTCTGGATAAGATACTATCCACCAATTTATTCCCATTATATCACAAGCTACCCGATCGCTCTTACTAGGACTAGCTGATTCATTTGGATGGCTATGTATAACATAAGATATATCTCCTTCTTTAGACACTCTATAATAATCTTTAGGATTTAACATAAAATCTTCATATTTATTTTCTGCTAAATTAGTACAAGGATAATATTTTTCTTTTCCGTCTACAACAGCTATTAAACCGCACGCCTCTTTAGGGTACTCTGATTTAATATGAAATAGTATTTCTTCTTTTAATTTATTATCCATTATGCATATCCTAAAGCGCCTGGAAAGCCTCCAAAAGGTAAAGCTGTAGTAATCTGCTCACTTTTTAATATTACTACAATTGCTGCTCTAGCTCCTAAATAAGTAAACTCTGCACCTTCAGTTTGTGCTCCAGTTGTATGAGTAGGTGGAGTACTATTACTAGTACCTGCACTAGTAACTTTATAATGATACACATCATGTGCAATATAATCATTTAATGAATATGCTGTACTTGCTGCCCAACTTACTCCGACTGTTACTGGATAATAAGCTCTATTACCTGTGTATCCGTCTCCAACTGCAGTCATTTCTAAATTTTCAGTTATAATTGAACCATTATCAAGCGCATTAACTTGTGCGGTTGCTCTAGTTCCTAAATAAGTAAACTCTGCACCTTCAGTTTGTGCTCCAGTTGTATGAGTAGGTGGAGTACTATTACTAGTTCCTGCGGTAGTAACTTTATAATGATTATCACCATGAGCGACAAAACCATAACCATCATTGGCACTATCGGGTGCTACTGCATAAGCTGTATTTGCTGCCCAAGATTCTCCTATAGTTAAAGTTGGAATAACTACATATCCTGATCCTTTTAGCGATGACTGACCTCGTGGCGTTCTAGTTCTAATACCGCTTATACCATTACTCCAACCGCCTCCAGGATTAAAACCAAATCTATTTTTACAACCAGTAATACTTTTAGAACAAATATCTCCGAGTTCCCAAGTAGTACCACTTTTTCCAGGACGTGTAGCTATAGTAGGAGTATGAGTCCTTATACATTTATATAGTGTATTTCTAGTTGGAGATAGTATGCCTCCTCCAGTATAAGAACTAAAACCATTTGCTGCAGGACTTATAACTGTAATTACAGTATCTCCTCCTGATTCTACATAAGTTTTAATTTTTAAATGAACTTCATTATGATCCCATGCAGAAACAGTAGAACCTCTTACACTAATATGTTCTTCTCCTACTATTTGAGTATTATTAGCATGAGTAGCTGCTGTTGTACCATTAAATCCCCTTTCACAATTTAAAAATCGAATAGATGACCTGTTATCATACTTAATAGCTTCATCTTCTATTTGTATAACTCCTCTTGTTGGAAAATCTGTAGAAGCACCATCAAAATCTATAGTTGTATCAGAAGTAGTTATACCGTCTGAATCATTAATTAAAGCTGTGGGGGTTAAACTAAGACCTGTTTCATCGATTGTATAAATAGAAGTAGAAGTAGTACCAGTAGCAGAATCAATATCATAATCTGTTGCTTGAGGTGAAAAATATTCTACATAATTTCCTTTAGCATAAGTACTACCAGCTATATCAGCATCAGTTGACCAAACACTAAAAGTAGATGATGAACTAGTAGCAGAAGCTGTAATATATTTATTATTAGCATTTAAATATACTTTCTCATCTAAATATGGCTTTCCTCGTACATTATAGTCATGCTTAGAGTTTGCTTCCCAATCACATCCACCAATCGTTGCGTCTTTATATTTCCAAGGACATCTTGTAGCAATTACTCGTCTAGTTGGTAATGTTATTCCTTGAACATCAAAATTAGAAGCTAATTCAAATTGTACTTGTAATTGATTTTCGAGAGTTTTTCTTTCAATATAGTATATTTCTTTTGGAAACTCTACAGGAGGGTTTTCTCCTAAATATTTTGCTAAAGTTTTTCGTCTTATTACTTTTGCACCTATTAATTCATCATAATTCTCTAAATATGCAGTAAAAGTTCTATTTATATTGGCAAAAGTGATTGAGGGGCGGGGTAATGATCCAGTTGTTCGTCTTTCGTATCCTGTAAATTCAAAAGGAAAAGCTGTATAAGTTTTTAAAGTATAATCATCAGCATCTGTTGACCCCCAAAGTAATTCAGTATTTGGACTATACATTTGTATGTCTGCATATGATTCTGAGGGAGTTTTTGTACCATCATGAAAATATAATTTATCTACTCCTGCTCCACCTATATCACTATTATTAACTACTATTTCATAGGTAGTAATTATAGCATTACCACTAGGAGTTTCTTCTGCTGATGGGGATTGCTCTTGTAAATCAACATTTAGTAACTGATCCATTATTCATATACCCTTTCAAAAGTTGCTGAAACACTCCAATAATCTCCAAAATCATGTTTTTTATTCCAAGTCTTACATATTACTTTTAAAGCTAATTCATTACTTGAAGCAGTTGTTTCAGATGTAACTCCAGGAGAAGCATAATACTCTTGATTTATTGTAAATGTGAAAGCAGTTACACCGCCTTTTGATTCAAAAAATGAACAAATATGATCTATTTCTGCTTTTTCTCTTGTATTGAAACTTACACTAATACTTTCCTTTAAAGGATTTATACCATCGATTAATCTTTGAGAATATCCATCTCCAAATTGAGTCATTAAAACTCTTGGAGTTGTAACTCTAGTATAACCTTTATCAGGCTTTCTATTAGTAGTTGTTAAATCTGTAAATCCTATTGCCATTTCTTACTCCTAAGGGCCTCCGCTTCCGAACGGACTTAATACTCCGCCAGGTCTTTGTTCTTCTATTAGTGTTGCTGTAACGGCATCTGCTATCATTCTTCCTATTTCTGCTTGTTGATTCGAGTTGTTTGAAGTTGTTTGCTGTTGACCCTGTGCTGATACATTAACTGTTACATTATTAGTTCCCATAGCTGCTGAATTACCTACTAGATTCTTCAGTTGTGAAGGGGTTAGTACAGTTTCGCCTGGAGTTAACATTGCAGGTACTGTGTCTGTTCCTTTTGCTAGGGATTTTGCCATACCGCCTGCTCCGAAATATTTTATGTCTT